ACTGTTGTAAATAGGGTAAAGATATTAAAAGAACCTACCGTGATGTGCGCAGGGGTCGGGACTAACCTGACAGGCTTCCACTTCGATTATATGAAATTGGATGACCTGGTAACCCGCCTTTCGGTTACCAATGAAGAACAGATTAAACTCACCAAAGACTACTACGCCTCCCTTAGACAGTTATTTGATAACCCCTTATACCCCAAAGAGGATGTCGTAGGGACTACTTATCATTACGCCGACCTCTATTCGGAATTGAAAGAGAATAACGAGTTCAAGAAATCTATCGTTCCGATAAAGAATGATGCGGGAGAGATTCTCTTTAAGGAACGCTTCACGGAGGAAGGCATACAAAAACTGATGGACGACCCCTCGATGTCGAGTTATGAGTTCTCAGCGCAGTATTATTTAAATCCCGTTAACCCTAAAGACCGTAAATTCAGGGATGAATGGATAAATTATTACGACACATTGCCCGAAGGGTTGAGCGAATATATCTGCGTAGACCCTGCCTCCACGCAGAACAAGAAAAGCGACTATACGGTCATCGAACATTGGGGGTTTGATTCAGAAGGGAAGTGTTATCTCTTAAATGGGGTAAGGGATAAATTAACATCATTCCAACGCATAGATATATTATTTAATTTTGTAAAAAACTCTAAGAACCTCAAAATGGTGAAGTATGAGGTATTAGGCGGCAGGCACGGGGATTTGGAAGTCATAAAAGAGAGGCAAATTAGGGATAAGGTTTTCTTTCTTATTCAAGAGACCAAATCTTCCCACGCCTCTAAGCAAGACAGGATTGAGCAAAGGCTGTCCGGACGCTATCAGGCAGGGTCAATCTTATGGCCCAAAAGGTTGTATTTCACGTCTATCTACGATGGAAAAGTCCATGACTTTATACAGGATTTCAGGTTGGAATTTTTACAATTTCCGCATACTTCACACGATGATATTTTAGACGCTCAATCTCAATTGTTTGAGGAAGAATTTATATTAGGACAAAGAATAAAAACTCTTGACAAAAAGACTGGGATGACGGCGGATGACTGGGATAATTTTTATAACTCGATGGATAGGATGAAGATGAGAAATCCTTTTCTCACCCTCGGCATGATTCATAAGACAATGGCTGTTACGAGAGTGAAAAGAATATTATCAAAGGCGAGGTAAGATGAGCGAACACAATATTTGGATAGGAAGAAAAGAAAAGGCTTTAGGAGTCCAGTCGCAACAGAAAAATATCTGGAAAAATTCCATAGACCTTTATAACTGCAAGTTCTTTGAGAAACTTTATGGAGGAGTAGACCCAGAGAGAGTAGATGTCCATTTTGCTAACTGGTATGTCTCGAATTTAGTCCCTCTTGTGTATTTTAGAGACCCCTATATGTTTATCAAGGCAAGAGACATTGACGGGTCTTCCCAGGGTTTTGCCGAGACTATGGAAGAAGTAGTCAATTACGAATGGAGAGAGCTTGGCCTTAAACAACAATTTAAAAAAGCGATTCTATCGGCCTTCCTGACTCCGCCGGGGTGGTTAAAATTAGGCTATACCGCCAAGATAGAAGAAGATGTCTCAAAGTTAGATGAAATAAATCAAAAGAGTTTGATTAAAGATATTAAGAACGCCCTACTCGGTAGACTTAAAGAAGAAAAGAATCTTCTTCCTGAGGAAAAGGGCATACTCGATTTGAACATTAAAGAATACTCTCTCTTTGTTTCCTGGCTTCCTTCCCACGCCATGCTTATGCCTCCGGGGTATCATGAAATAGGTAAAATGCCTTGGTTGATAGAAATAGAAGATGTGTCTATGGTGGATTTTAAATCAAATCCCCTTTATAAAAATAAGGATAAGGCTAAAGGAACTAAAGAGATTTCAGAAAAAGACGGCTCAAGCCAAATTAAAAAACCATCTTACTCCAATGACAGAGGAAATTATGAGGATGATGAGAATAGGATTTTAAGGCTTTACCACGCCTGGGATAGAAGAGAACAAAAGAGACTTACCTTTTCCGATAACGATATTCATTTTGAGGGAGATTGGCCCTACGATATGGATGGTTTCCCGTATAAACCTCTAATCTTCGAGGAAACCTTGCCGCAGGAAGATGAGTCCAACCCGTATCCTGTAAACGCTATCACGCCAATCTTCCCTCTTATTTTAGAACAAGCCAGTTCAAGGACTATGATGGTTAAACACCGTAAAAGAGCCAACGCTATCATCTTAGTCCAAAACGGGCTATATACGGAAGAACAGATAAATCAACTCGAAGAAAATGAAAGTGTTCAGATAATCGTAGTCCCTTCATTACAGGGCGTTCAGAGCATGACTATTCCCTCACTTCCGCCTGATGTCTATAATGTGGACGCTTTGATTAAACAAGACTTGCAAATGGGGACAAATATGGGCCAACTCATGTTCCAGGCCCAACCGGGCCAGAGGACGGCGGCTCAAGCCACGATCGCCCAATCTGGACTCCAATTAAAGGCTTCCGCAAGGGTTGATGTGGTCGAGGATTTTACCGTAGGCGTGGCGAGAGCTTTGGCTCAACTTGCTTGGCAATTCTATCCGAAAGAGAAAGTTCAAGAGATAATAGGAAAACCCGTTACGGAGAATATGTGGCCGTCGCTTCCAGATAATCCTAATGATAGGCGTAGAATAATCAAGGCAGAACTCCAATTCAGGATTGACGCTGGTTCTACTGCCCCGCCTAAAGACGAAACTGTTGATAGAAAGCAGTGGCTTGATGCCATTTCTATCGCTGGGTCAATAGCCCCTGAAAGGCTTAAAAAGGATGAGGCGTTAAGATTAACATTTAAAACATTCAAATATGTAAAAGATGTGGATAAGATTATCTTATCTAATGATGATGAGGAAATAAGAGTGGCTATGGAAGAAAATAAACTCCTTATTTCCGGCGTGCCACAGCTTGTTTCTCCAAATGAAAATCATACGGTTCATATCCAGGCTCATCAGGAAGCGGCAGGAAAAGAAATGGTGGATTTGCACATACTTGAACATGGTAAATATATGGGTATGGGAATTAAACCGCAGGCAGGCGATAGGAGGCCTCCGACTCAATCCACTAATCCCGAAATAACAAGACAGGGCATTACTGATGAAGGGGATATTCTTCAATCCATCGCCAATATGGGAGTGTCCTCAAAGGGTAGAGAAATCGGAGGGGAAGGGACTTGAGAGAGTGCAGTAAATGTGGCGGTGAAGTAATCACTATCAGAAGATATAACAGGGAAATCTTGTGCGGGAAATGTTTTGAGGAAATCCCTCCCATAAACTCCTTCGGAGGTAATTTTTACACTTCTAAAGACAAATTATGGGAGTTCACATCAATTCATGTAACTGGGCAACCAGTTGAGATACGGGGAAAGAGCCAATGGAGGAGATTTCTTAAAGAGCATAATAAACATGATGATACTTCTAAGAAAGATATGGAAGTAGTCCAGAGAAATCACGAAAGAAATTTAAGAGAAACCTCAAAGAGGAACATTCACGAAGCCGTGGAGGATGCGTATAGATGGGCGAAGAACAGGTAAAAATAGAAACGCAGGAACAGCAGGAAGTCAGTTTAGTTATTACCCTTAAACCAAATGGAGGAATTACCATAACCGGCCCGATACAAAATAAGATTTTAGCTTTTGGAATGTTAAAAATCGCCGAAGGATTGGTAAATGATTTTAAGGGAAATGTTGTTCAACCGGCAAAAGGCGGGATATTAAATTTCGCAAGACAACGATTTTAAGGAGGTGATTTATGGATATAACGATGAAAGCTATGGAGATGACAAAACATAGTCCAAGCATGATGAATAAGGATATGACGCACAAAGACATGATGCATAGAGTCCTATCCGGACAGGGAGAGAGCCGCGGGATGATGTCTCCAAGTCATTTTCCTCCTAACAATCCTATGACGGCAAAGGGTGAGAAAATAATAGCTTCAATGCGAAAACAGTATGGAGGTAAAAAAGGTAAGCAAGTATTTTATGCAAGCGCAAATGCGAAAAAAATAACTGGTGTGCATAAATAAGAGGAGGTGAGGATTACGATGCCAGTAATTATAAATTTGTGGAACGGGTTATTAAATACATTGGCGGGGGCCGGTGTCTATGTAGGGAATATATTTAACGCAATAGCCGGAAAATAACTTTTAACAAAGAAAAGGAGGGAGAACTCATGAGTAGTGAAAAAATTTCCCCTCCGACCAAGCCCATCGGAAAGACGGGTGGAATAAAGCAAGGCGGTAATTCTACGATTACATCGCCTATGTTTGATTCCAAGAATGGGAATAAGCAATGGTCGGGCGGCTCTGAGTCGGGCAACATACTTGGTAGGAAATAGGACATAAGTCCTATTATGGGCTTATGAATGAAAGGAGAAATGACCAATGGCGGGTAATGATACAAGTGTAAGGGATACTCTCAAATCAGCTTTGAATGACACGAAGGTGGCGGATACCTCAAAGACTGATGCGACCGATACCACGCACACATCAGGAAGCCAAGCAGTTGACACAAAGTCTGGTGAAACAACTGTCGAAATATCGGGAATCAAGGTTGATTTATCCGATGTGCCAGAGCAGGATAGACCTCGAATTAAGAAACTTGCGGAAGAAAAGTTATCGCTTGGGGATAAAGGCATAAGGCAGAAATTGACCGAACTTAATGAATCTAAAAAGAAGGTGGAGACACTTGAAAGGGCTATGGAGGAATTAGTCAATCTTGGCTTTACTCCAGAAACCGCTTTAGATGCGTTGAAGAAGTCAAAAACTGTCGTTTCTGACAATAACAAAACCGTGCGTGGTTTCGATAAGAAGATAAAGGAAATCGAGGCTATGTCAGGTATTGCGTTGGAAGAACGCCAACAAGCGATAAAAAACCTTCAGGAAGCAAGGGAACTTTTGAAAGAAGAAACTGGGTTAGATGACTTGACCAGGAAAATAGACTCTATTGAGAAAAGTTTAGGGTTGCTTCTTGGAAGCCATACTGAAACCAAAAAAAGTCAAATCGAAACCCAGATAAATGAACTTTCAAAAGAATACGGCAAAGACCTTATTGAAAAGTATCGTGATGTAATTATGGATGAGGCTGTAAAGTTCAATGTCTCACCGCAGAAGGTGCTTTTCTTCAGGGCTGAACCGAAAGAAATCGAGCAATCTCTTCTCGCAAAAACAAAGAAACCTAATAGTAATGTAAACGCTATAAGTTCTTCAGGAAGCGGGATTACAAGTGCTTCTGAAAAGTTGGATGTAAAGAAGCCGTGGAAGGGTTTTCTGAAAGACCTTATAGATACAAGTAAAAAATAAAGGAGAGAAAAGAGTAATTTATGGCGAATCCTAATTCGATTTCGTCGTTATCACTGACGACCATAAATACCCTGACCAATCCTAAAGTCGCACAGAAGATTGCGGACAATATTACTGCCCGTATTCCACTGCTTCATTTCTTAAACAAGATGGGGCATAAGGAATATGAATCCGGCGGCAGACAATATTGGCTTCCGGTATTTAAGGAGCTACAGACTGGAACTGCTTATACTGGCGCAACGGTATTTGGTGATACCGTTGAGGCCGACCCGGTAACGACTGCTATCTATGAAAGAAAGCATCTTACTTGGGCTATAACGGTTTCCGGAACTAACCTTCTTAAAAACTCCGGTAGCGATGATACCGCCATAGTCAACTATCTTGAAACTCTTATTGAGACGGCTCAAGAGAGTGCAAAGAATGACATGGCAGGAACATCTATCGGTATTATGTCCGATGAGGCTGACAGCGACTTAGGGATAACGGGGTTACAAACCTATCTGACCACATCTGCGACAACGGGAACGGTAGGAACACTGTCGAGGGCAACTTACAGCTTCTGGAGGCATCAGTTGGGGACTACCATAACGGCGTTTGCTACCAATGGTTTGACCTCGATGAGAAGCCTATTTGTCCTTTTGACAAGAGGAGATGAAATACCTACGGTAGTTACGATGACTGCTTCTGGTTTCGCCAATCTTCTGACGGCGTTGACAGGGACAATCAATTATGATTACAGGGGAAAAGAACCTACAGTGGGAGATGTTGACTTCCCGACTATCAATTTCCACGGGGCGACAGTATTGGCGGACGGTTTTCAGCCTGCGAATACTCTTTACATGTTAAACCTCAAGTATTTTAAACTACTTGTTCACGCCGATAGGGATATGACAATCAGGGATTTCATAGCTCCAACCAATCAGGATATTCTGGTTGGTAGATTGTATTGGGCAGGTAACTTGGTTTGCAATAACCTCAATCGCCAGGGCAGGACTTCTGGCGGAGACTCATAGGAGATAGAATGAAAAAACTATTTGTTTTTCTTTTCATTTCTACGCTTCTATTGGTTTCCTCCGCTTATGCGGAGATAGGGGCGAACGCTTATTCAAGCGATATTCAGATAGGGGAACTCGATGTATATATCTATGCCTATAATAACAGTGGGTCGGATATAACTTCAAATGCGGTGGTTATCCTTGATACTACGGCGGCAAATGTAGCCAGTGGAACTACGCTCGGTGCGTATATAACTGGGACTACAACCGAAGGTAGTTCGTTAGCGTTAGGTATAACTGATGAAGTTATTGAAGATAACTCAATAGGTAAGATATGTGTCCGAGGGCCTCACAAAGTATGGTTTACTACCACGCAGGGTCTTGCGGCAGCAGGTAATACGGTCGCTACATCTACTACATCTGGTAGAGTGGCGAATACACCCGCTAACGCAACCTCATCTATTATCGGTGTTCTGCTTTCTGGAACGCAGACGCAAGATAATAGTATTAGCGGTAGGACAGCCGCTGGCGGTGAACCAGCGAGTCTTTACTGGGCTTGGATAGGAGAGAGATAATTAAATAGGTTTTCGAGGGCTTTCCTTAGAAAAAAGCCCTCACCATTTAATTATGACTACTTTCTTTGTTTTATGTCTTTTAATTCAGCCGTGGATTTTTAATCCTGCACCGGGAGTTCAAAATCAGTTTAGAATACCACAAGGCATGTTTCTTATATTTATCTTTATGGGTATGATTATTTTGGCTCTACGAAAAGGGTTGACTAATACTTATCACAATAAGTATCTGTCTAATTTTATATGTTATCTATTTTTAAGCTGTTTCTTTTACATTTTCTTTAATATAGCGAGGGTTCAGCCTGCGCCTCTTTATATGTTAGTGCCTTTTATTTATATATCATTAGGTATTATGACTATATTGAGTATTTTATCTATATTTGAAAAAGATGATTATATAAGAATAGCTAAAGCTCTGTGTATCTCAAGTGTCTTAATCTCTGTTTTTTCTCTCTTACAATACTTTGGTTTTGACCCACTCAAGGCTACTTTTCCTGGTTTATGGGAACAACATGTTCAATATAGGTGTGATAACCGCATGTCAGCCTGTCTTGATAATCCTAATTTGATAGGGATGTATTTAGGATTGACTATTCCAATGTTTCTATATTTTAAGAGACCTTTGTATTGGGCAGGTCTTGCCATATCTTTATTTACCATATATTTATCTAAGTCTCATTTCGCTTGGTTTTGTTCTATATTCTCTTTACTTGTATGGGCTTTCCTTAAATTTAGAGAATACAAATGGGTCAGATTGGGATTGTTGGTTTCATCTTTTGCTACAATCCTTATTCTTATATACACGGGTTTATTGCACAACTTGATGAAATTATCTACCCTTATGAGTGGTAGAGCTGATTTATGGCTGAAAACAGTTGAACTATTTAAAAATAATCCTTTATTTGGTTTAGGGATAGGATTTTTCTCCACTCTCCATATTGTTACCCAAAATGAAGTTGGAAGGTCTATATGGTATGAAGTTCATAATGACTGGCTTCAATATTTAGTGGAAATAGGGATTTTAGGGGTGTTTTTATTTGTTTTACTTATTATAAATTCTATTCGTAATTATTCATATAAAGAAGAAATTGGGAATTGTTTTTTTACAATGTTTTTAACATTTCTTTTGTTTATGTTAGGTTCGTTTCCAATGGAAGTTCCCACAATAGCCCTTCTTGGTTTGACAGGTTGGTGCGCTATTGAAAAGCTCTAAGAGGAGGTAATATGGCAAGACCACAGGGTAGCGTGAATAAAGTAAAAACTTTATCTGATGACCCGAAGCTATTTGGCGACTGGTTGGAAAGTGCAAAATATATTTTAGAGGAAAAAAAGAAAGAATTGGATTTTATCCAACATAATATTACACTCGCTACAATCGAATTAAGAAATGTAAACGAAGCCGCAATAAATCAAAAAGCCGAGTGGGAAAGAGAAAAAAGGAAACTGAAGCAGGATTTTGACAATGACCTGAATTTAAAAAGAAGAAAACTGGATGAAGATGTTCATAGGATAGAGTTCGGGACTATGGAACACGAAAAAAGAATGGAAGAATTACAGGCAAGGGAAGCAAAAGTTTTAAGTCTTGAAGATGAAAAAAAGAAATTAAGTAAAGAAAGAATTGAAGTTGAAAAACTAAATATTAACCTTAAAGACCTTCAAGTAAAAACAAAAGAAAAGTTTGAAAACGCAGATGATAAACTTCATAAAGTGAGTTTAATAAAAGAGACAAATGATAAAAAAGAAGCTGAATTGAAACTAAAGGAGAGTTCTCTCATAGCTTTAGATGATGCTTTAAAGACTGAAAAACAGGTTTTAGAAAAAGAAAAATCGAATATAGAAAAAGTAAGAAATGAGATAATCCCATTAGTAGAAACATACAAAAAACAGGAAAATTCATTGCGTCTTGAGAGAGAAAAGCTTGAACAAGAACGTCTTTTTTTACAAGATAAGATAGCGGAAGAAAGAAATATGTTGTCAATTCTTGATGAAGAAAAGCATAAATTAGATACAAAGAAAAGAGATTTAGCTCAAAAAGAAGAAGAATTGAAACGGTTTGCCTTATTGAATAAAAAGGAATAACCTATGAAAGATATTTTCACTCCAAACGAAGGTTACTTTGACGGTTCATCAGGAAAGCGTTTTCATGTAATTTTATTACGAAATGCCCTGCTCCCACAAGCCGTAACCGTAGGCGTAGCGGCTACAAAAATACCCACTATTCCTCTTGATAAAAGACGAAGCATCTTAATCTTAAATAATTCAAGCAATGTAATCTATATAGGTCATTCGGGGGTAACAACAGATAACGGTTATCCTATGAACCCGCAAGATACGATTAAAATAGATATATCTGACGAAGTAGATGTTTATGGGATTTCAACTGTCGCAAGCAGTGTCCGAATATTGGAAGGGAGCTAAAAATGTTGCGTCGTGTGGATGTGGCGACTCATGTAGAAAACATTTCCAATGTCAAAGACCAAAGGACATTGGTAAATGCTATGATACAGGTGGCACTAAATAGAGTATATCAGTTCCACGACTGGCCATTTTATCTTGATTTTAGAAATGGTATTCTGACGACTACTGACGATTACTCTACGGGAACAGCCGATGTTACTAATGGTTCAACCACCATATCCGGGACAACTACCGTATGGACTGCCGCTATGGTTGGCAGGAAAATAAGAATAGCGAATGAAAAACCTTATTACAGGATTACTGCCAGAAGTGGAGATACAAGTATTACTATTGATAAAGCATATCAAGGTAGCACCGCTACCGAACAAACCTATTCCATATTTCAAGATGAATACCGTCTTAATGCTGATGTAGATAAATACAAATCATTTAGGCAAATTCAGAATGGCTTACTTACAATAGACTTACTTCCTAAAAACTTCGATGAGTTATTTCCTACCCCGCAGGCCCTCTCTGACCCATATTATTCGATTTATGTAGGTAATGACACCCAAACCTATACAACAGGAACGCTCGGTATAGCGACATCTACGGTAACAGGTTCTGGGACAGCTTGGTCAAGCATAATAGGCATTACGAAGCGTTCACGCATACGAGTTGGGTCTAATTGGTATACAGTTAATACGGTAGACTCTGATACCCAAATCACCATATATGAAACTGTTACAGTAACCGCAGGGGCAAGCTATGTCATTCCTCTTGATAATATTGTAGTTCAACTTTACAACATTCCTAATGCCGCAAGACATCTTTATTATAGGTATTTCAGGCTTCCCATTCCATTAGTGAATGATTATGACTCACCCGATATGCCACCTGACTATCATCATCTTTTAATATGGGGTGCGTTAAGCGAAATTTTAAGTCAGAAGGGCGACATAAATAAGGCTGAAAATGTATATGAGTCAAGATTTTTGAATGGCTTACAACAGATGAAATTAAAGATAGGCAGTTTTGCCCCCGATAGAAAGTATGGAAGAAAATCAGCGGATAGGATAAAACGAGGAGCGACCATTGGGTTGGAAGCGTCTACTTTTAGTCGTTGGTTTAGTAGCTAACTTATTATTTTGCCAAAATTCTGAAGCTGGTGTAACTTGGCGTAAATATAGCTATTTTTTAAATCAAGGCGGAATAAATGAGCAACTCTCTACCACCGAGATAGCTGACAATGAAGCTACTGATATACAGAATTTTATCTTTGATACTGGCGGCGCATTAAGGAAAAGAACTGGATTTAGGACTCTTAATATAGGATTTAGCCCAGTCCAAGTATCAACAGGAACAATCATTGAGGTTACTGGGTTATCCTTTTATGAACTAAATAATGGAGATAGATTTCTTGTAGCTTTAGCCAATAGAGATGGTGTTCCTACTATAAAACGAAAGGCTTATACCTCTACCGGTGGCCCTGAAAATGCTCACTGGGTAACGATAGATGGGGCTGTTCCTTCCAACGCTGGGTCTTGGGTTACGGCTTATGATGGCATAAATAGAGCTGATTTTGCGATAGCCGAAGATAAATGCGTATTTACGATAGGGGTTAATACTTATAAACCCTATTATTTTGACGGGACTAATCACGTACGACAATTAACTTCTGATACAGATTGTCCCAATGCGACATTAGTTGAATATCATAAAAATCACCTATTTCTTTCAGGTAATAATACAAGCCCTTCAAGGGTGTGGTTTAGTGCCTTAGATGATATTACAGGCTATACAGCGACAGATTTCTTTGATGTTCAGAGTGCTGATGGAACAAAGGTTAGAGCTTTAGTCAGCGCATATGACGCTCTTTATATATTCAAGGATACTACTATCTGGCGACTTTCTGGATGGGAAAGGGATACCTTTAGACTTGAAAAGATGATTGATAGCGTTGGAACGCTATCATTTGAGTCGGTAAAAGCCACTGACAATGGGATATTCTTCGCTACCGAACAAGGTGATTTTTGTCTATATGATGGCGGGTATAAAGTCCAGTTTATATCAAGAAAAATAATAAATACCACTAAAAATATAAATAAAGCACAAGCCCCTTATATACTTGGTCTTGATTATTCTTCATATAGGTTCGCTGATGATGATTACTATACAGCGATAGCAATAGATGCAAGTCAGTCAAACAATAGGGTAATGCTCTTTGATACAAGTTTTCAGGCATGGACTAAATTCAGGGGTATAAACCCAATAGCTTGGTGTGTAGGAGATGGGGACTCAAGCGATAAAGCCATATATTTCGCAGATTATTCTGGATATGTCCATAGATACCCCTCAACGACTTATTATGATGGAAATGTAGCCTCAAGTGCCATATTGTCATTTTACCAGACTAAATGGTATAGATACCCAGAAGTGGGATTAGGTGATAAATATTGGAGATTATTAAAGACTTACGCTTTATCGAATAGTGGAGAGTATGTCCATGCTGAATGTAAATCAGATTATGAGGCAAGCGGTAAGGTAGTTGACATCTCATTAAGTAGTTCGCAGTCTTTATGGGATGTAGCAGAGTGGGATGTGGATTTATGGGGAGGCGATACGGTAATAGTAGGGCGTGATGAGATTGAAAAAGGTAAGAATATGTTTCAGATAAATTTCTATAATAATGATGTAGTAACTAATGCGGTGGTAATACTTGGGTGGGAGATGTATATCGAGGAAAGCCAGAGGATTTAGGAATATATGAAAATTACCATCCAAACCATATTATTGTTAGCTTTGTTGGTCAACAACTGTTGGGCAGGTTTAATCCCAGAGCCTCCGCCAATTAAAGATTTTGAAACAAGGACTTATTTGAAAACCCTATATAATCACCACAACAATATGGAGATAGTAACATCTAACCCCAATGGTTCAAGAAACGGTAAAAGGGGAGATGTATTGTTATATGTAGGCGCTACTCAATCAGTTTTAACGGTATGTGTGTCAAGCCCAGATGGGACACAATGGCTTGCCTCACCCTTAACGGTTGTGCCTTAAAAGGAGATATATGAGAAAAATTTTATTAGTAATGGGATTTTTACTGATAGCGAATATCAGTTATAGTACGCCATCAACGACCATTTCTACTCCGAATAGTTTTTCCTCTAATACCGTAATCCAATCATCAGATATGAACTCTAACTTTTCTGAACACCAATCAAAATATAATACTCACTCCCACGTTGATATAACACAGGTTGGAACTATAACCTCTGGGACTTGGAACGGAACTATTGTAACAACTCAATATGGCGGGACAAGCAGTGATTTTAGCGGAGTAGCGAGTGGAGCAATTATATATTTTGATGGAACGGGAACAACTACTACTCTCGCCCGACCTACCGGCACGGCTTCAGGGGCGGTTATCTATTTTGATTTTGCCACATTAACTCCTAAATGGTTAAGCCCTGGAACAAACGGACAGTTTCTAAAGACCAATGGTAACGGAGCAAATCCCTCGTGGGCGGCAGGAGGAGGTAAGGTAAAGCAAGTAGTAAATACTCAAACAGGAGCTGTTGCTACGGGAACAACTGTAATACCTAATGATAATACAATTCCTCAAAACACCGAGGGCGATGAATATATGACTCTCGCCATCACTCCGACCTCCGCCACTAATAGATTAAAAATAGAAGTGGTATGGAATGGAGCGACTAGTAACGCCAGCGCTTCAGTTATGGCTGCGGCATTATTTCAAGATTCAACCGCTGGCGCGCTCGCGGCAGCTCCTCAATCTAGCACGACGGCTGGAGAGACTCGAAGTATAACGTTCATACATTATATGACAGCGGGGACTACATCCGCGACCACGTTTAAGGTTAGGGCTGGAATTGAAAATGCGGGCACAACAACGTTTAACGGCGCAGCGGGCACTCAAATGTATGGTGGGGTAATGGCCTCGAGCATAACTATCAGTGAGATAGAACCTGATTAGGAGGATATGTGAGAAAAATAATTATTTTGGTTTTAATCGTTGGGTTTTTAGTAACATCTTTTTGCGAAGCTTCTACGAAAAGACCATCTGCTCTTGCAATAGAATGGTGGCTTCGAGGACAGGATAAATTCGAGGGAGCAAAGATAAACACTCAAGAACTCCCAAACGGTAAATATGAAATTACTAATTGGGAAACAAATGGAGTTAGTCAACCGACTGACGCAGAACTTGAAGTAATAATCAATAACTACGAACAATATCTAAAAGATAAAGATAA